CCTTTAATGTTATCACTGGTAATGTAGATAGTGGTACCGTCGATGACACTCGTCATGAAGATGACTCGTACCATGTCTTAGATGAAGTCACTGGCACTCCGGGCTTCGAATATGAGTACAAGTTTGCTAATGTCCCCTCGGCCCCTGAAGATGTATTAGTCCTTAGATTCCATGGTTTCTATGATGGTAGTCCGACTCACACTATCAGGGTATGCCTATGGAACTTCGATACTTTAGCCTGGGTACATTTTACTTCAGAGGATGATATTCCTGATACGGGTGGAGAAGACGAAGATCATAGCTGGGCCTTCACGGTAGGTGATTACGTCAGTGGTGGAGATGAGCTTTGGGTCCGGTTCGTCCATGAGTCTGCTGGTAATCAGAATCATGTCTTTGCCATAGATCACCTATGGCTAGATGATCAGGGTGTCACAACATCTTCTACGACTTCAACCAGTACATCGACGTCTACCTCGACTTCCACTTCGACCTCTACGACTGCGTCTACGAGTTCATCTACGTCGACCACTAGCACTTCGACTACGACTTCTTCTTCGACCTCGACTACAAGCAGTACTAGCTCGACGTCTACGACTACCTCTACGACTGCATCTACGAGTTCGTCTACCAGCACTACGAGTTCGACGGCCTCGACTACATCATCGACGTCGACTAGCACTTCAACCACAGCACCTCCATTTGATCATGGCTACTTGTACTACACAGCTAGAGACGGGTCAGGTATTGGTTTTACCAGTTGGATCAAGAGGAGAGATCTCCCGGATGCTGACAATGAGACCACTATCATTGCAGATACAGGTACATTTGGTGGAGATCTTACGGTAGACTACACCCAGGGTTGGATCTTCTATCTTGCTAACGGTATACGCAGGTGTGATAGAGACGGTAACTTTAACATCACAATTAACACTGAAAATGTCATCTCTATTGGTCTCGATGAAGCAGCTCTATATCTGTTCTGGTATGACCTTACCAATGATGTCCTTAATAGATCAGACTACGACGGTGGCTCTGAGACCGCCATCCTCTCACTGGGAGACGACGGTATAGATCATGCCCGTCATCTAAGGGGATATAGTGGCAAGGTTTACTTCTTCTGTGCTACTGGTCCATCCGGTGCAGGTATCTATCGGGCTGACAATGACGGCTCCAACCTAGAGCAGCTTGTTGCTTCCACCAACACGGTAGTAGGCTATGACCTCCCGAATGGTCATATCTACTACATCCATTCTTCCGCCCATACCCTGCGTCGTGTAGATCTAGACGGCAGTGACGATCAGCTTATCACCACTCTGAGCACACCCAATCTCATTATCTCAGAGATAGCAGTAAGGACAGACCCGGTAGACAACTTTATTTACTTCGGGTCTTACAACTCTTCTCCAGATCGGAGGACTATCTACAGGGTCCACAAGTCTGGTGTAAACCAGTCTCTGGTGTGGAGTGACAATACCCTTACGGCTCACAAGGGTATAGATCTCTATAGTACCAGTGACTTCACTACTTCATCTACAACGACGTCGACAAGTTCTACAACAAGTTCAACAAGTTCAACGAGTACCACGGCCTCAACTAGTAGCTCAACCTCTTCAACTTCGAGCACTAGCAGTACTTCCTCAAGCAGTAGCACTACCTCATCTACGGTCTCTACGAGTAGTAGCACGAGTTCTTCTTCATCCACAACAACAACCACGATACCTGTGCCTAACTACTCATGGCGGCAGCTTGGGCTATGTGCAGAGACATCTGAAGCAGGTGGAGCGGATGCACAGTTTGATTACTTCCGTAATCATAACGTCTATCCGCCTACGAGCACCACGAGCAGTAGTTCAACCTCGACTTCTACCAGTTCTTCTTCAACTACAACAACAACTTATCCTGGTCCAGGCCAGATCGCTAAGATCTACGGAGTCTACAAGAGAAATGAATATTCAGTTATGGCCGGGACTACACTCCTCACTGTTAAGAGGTTTTATGAGATTAACGATTAGAGGAAAAGAGTATGCCAAACGGACCATTAGAAAGGAAGGGAGACTATGGCAAACTTTAAGTTAAATGCAACTAGAGGACTATGTGATCTTTGTGGCCGGCGAGATAAGGACCACTGTAGTGTTACCTTCCCGCGGCGCGCTTGGAAGAATAACATTAACACTAGACATATGCGTATCTGTAAGGAGTGTGGCGCCTTAATCTACAAGGTAGTTGTGACAGAGGAAGACTACCAACGCAACCGGCACATAGAAAATAAGGCTAAAACCATACACAGGGCTAGGAAGGAAAAGCGCAAGGAGAGATAGTAAAATGTCCAACGGAGACTTCACTAAAGAAGATAGAGCGAGAGCGGTACGGACAGAGACCCTCTTAACCCAAGTCGTTAAGAATCAAGACAACCTACCATGTGCGAAGGATCCAGCGTGGAGAGGCGTCATTGGGACCGAGGTAGAATCTCTCAAAGGCTCCCGTAAGAAGACCATAGGAGCCCTTATAGTCATCTGTGTGGCTATGTTTATAGCTGCCATTAAGGCCATAGCAGGACTATTTTAGAGGAGCCCCACACCGACTGCACACTAGAATGGTCTCCTGCTTACCAGACCTAGTAACCTTCCCTCCAAACACCCAACATTCGATATTGGTAGATAGACATTTCCTACATTGCATATTTTGTCCCTCCTGTGAGAGTGTTTTCCTGTCATAGGCATAACAATTGTAACCCCTGTAGTAGAATCCTACAGTATAGTGTACGGATTCCGGACACTCTATAGTTTGTACAGAGAGAGAGTGTGGTATAACGCCACACTCTCTTTTTCTTTCTGCAAGATGTTACGTAGGACAACCAAATACTCTTCACTACGTACTAGGGAGGAATACTCTCGCTGAAGAAATATCTAAGGGCCTTCAAAAGGCCCTAAGTACAACAAAGTCCTACGGCAGTCTATATAGCTGTCCTAGTGTAGTAGATATACAGGCAGTACGGCTTTTAAAAGCCTAAGGGCTTTTAAAGCCTACCTGTACTACAAGACTGTAGTGCTAGTATTACTAAAGAACTACCACGCACGTAGGCGCGTTCCTTTAATAAGTAAGTGTTGCATAAATGACACACCATTGACAAGTGAGACCCTGTAGTATAATTAATCTTGGAGGGACAAATGAAGGTCAAACTGGATGATCGTACTCGATTAGAAAGGCGGAAGGCTTCCAAAGAGAAATACCGTAAAGCTAATCCTCACAAGTTTGCCGAATGGTCTCGCCGCTTTCACGAGAGGAACCCTGGGAAGAAAGCTGCCTGGAATAGAGACTGGCAAAGAAAGAATCCAGAAAAAGCAAGAGCCCACAGGGCCCGCATGGATGCTCGCAAGCGCAACCAGTCACCAGATCTTTCCAATGCGGAAAAAGAGCAGATGCTGAGGGTCTACAGTTTTGCACACGAGCTAGGCCCTAGTTTTGAAGTAGATCATATTGTTCCTCTCGGTAAGGGTGGTCTCCATCATCCGGATAATCTTCAGATCCTTACTAAGACAGAGAATCGAAGGAAACACACCAAGCTAGACTACGAACCTGAATTCTACATTAGGATAGCAGCATGATAAGCCTGACATAAGGATAGGGGGTGACAAAGTGTTATACCTATACAGGGGGATTGTTTAATGAGAAGTAATAGTAGGGGGACAGAATGAGCAAAGCGAATGTTGCAGTATTCACTAGTTTTACGTTCTTTCAGCCTGGTTACAGCCTAGTCAATGTCGTCCGTAGCCAGGTACGTATGCTACACAGAGGCGGCCACAAGCCGCATCTTATCGTCTGTACGGGCTATCCAGAGAAGGATGACGTCCACTACAGAGAGGCAACTCTCCACAAGATTTGCCCACAAGGACACCTAGACAAGCAGTACACTGACTTTAACCTCTCCGAAAAGCATGTCGAGCTCAAGGACAAGACCGTCGAGAGTATCAAGAACTTCATCGACGAGTATGAGATCGATATCATCCTCACCCACGACCTGATCTTTCTTCAGTCCCACACCCCATACGGTCTCGCTATACAAGAAATCTCTAAGCAACGTCCTGCCGTGAAATGGCTCCATTGGGTTCACAGCGTGCCGACAGGTATGTGCGGCATCTGGGACATAAATCGCTATGGGCCAGCTCACCGTGTGGTATTTCCCAACAGAACAGACTCTCTCAAAGTGGCAGAGCAGTTCAGGGGATGGCACGAGCAAGTCGTGAGCATCCACCACGTAAAGGACATCCGAGAGTTCGCACAGTTTGACAACGTCACTAACAGATTTATAGATAAGTATCGGCTGATGGAAGCAGACGTAATCCAGATATACCCCTGCTCCATAGATCGTATCGAAGCTAAGGGTATTCGCTACGTAATGAGGGTATTTGCTAGCCTTAAGAATGTCCTGCGTAAGAGTGTAAGGCTCGTGATCTGTAATCAGTGGTGCAACGATCCCAGACACAGGAAGACAGTGGAGAAACTCCTAGAGCTAGGACAGAAGCTTGGGCTTACGCCTGACGTGGACTTCATCTTCACTAGTCGCTTTGAGCCTCCAGAGTATGAGGTAGGTATACCCGAGAAGATGGTTGCCCAACTGATGCAGCTAGGTAATCTTTTCATGTTCGCAACTAACCATGAGTCCTTCGGTTTGATTTTGCCTGAGGCATCCCTTATGGGAGGCTGTTTGGTGGTGTTAAACGGTAATGTTGACATGATGCGTGAGATTAGTGGGAATATCGGCCTCTTCTGGCCATTGGCCTCTAATACCGTAGACTGGAACTGTGATGACGAGAAGGAGCACTTCACTGAAGTTGCAAAGGTCATCTCGCACAAGATGGATCAAGACATCGGTGTCAGAGCTAAGACATACTACAGAAAGCATTACAACCTTGATTACATCTGGCGGACGCAACTAGAACCTGCCATGCTCAGTCTCTTGGAGGAAGAGTAATGGGTAAAGCACTGAGTATTATAATTCCATCTCGAAACGAGTTTCCTCAAGTGGCTTTCACTATTCAGAATGTGATCACTACTCTGGAGTGTACTCCATTAGATTATGAAGTACTCCTTATTGACAACATGAGCACGGTGGAGAAGCACTGGCTAGATGGAAAGGCAAGACATCGTCTGAGGGTCTTTCACCACGATGACCATGAAGGTCATTGGGGTGCTAAGAATGTTGGCATAGAGAATGCGAAGGCTGATACCCTATTCTTTATGGACGCCCATTGTATCGTTGAGCCTAATGCTCTGGTCAATATGTTCAAGGACTATAAGACCAAGTACACGACACTCAATGGCTCGCTCCACATGCCGATAAGGTACCTGCTAGACGTCCCGGGTAGAGAACTTGTTTACCAGCACACGTATAACAAGCCTGATGGTCTAATGCTCTACTCCTTCCGCAGGATGACTGAGTATAAGAAGATCCACAAGGTGCCCTGTATGAGTACGTGTGGCATGATGATCTCTAAAGAGATCCTGGTGGATGAGTTAGGTATGTGGCCAGCAGAATTAGGTATCTATGGTGGAGGCGAGAATTGGTTAAATTTCACTATGGCCATGATAGGTAGAGATATCAACATTTGGCCCTTCAACCCTATACACCACTATGCCTATAAGCGCGGGTATGGCTGGAACTATGATAATTTCCAGCGCAACCACATCATAGCAGCATACCATTGGGGCGGAGTAGAGTGGGTAGATCGCTTTATCAAGTGGAAGATAAAAACCAAGGGCGATAAGTTTGAAATTCTTAATGAGATGAAAGAAGACATCATGGTCAAGTGCTCCGAGCAGAAAGAGCATATTGAGAGTCAGAGGCTATATACTCCGGAAACGTGGATGGAGAAGGTGCGACGCGAAATGCCAGAGTACATTCAAATAGATGTTAAATAGGGGAAACACAGTGCTAGACCTAAAGAAAGTGTACAATACCAAGTTCTTCACAGGAAGGGAGTGGCTCAGGGGTCGCAGTCGAGAGATGACCAAACATCTCGATGTCATGTACGGCACACCCCAACACACCCTCGACGTAGGAGCAGGAATAGGCGACTTTACCGCGGCATGGTTAAAACGTGGAGTAGATGCCTACGCATTAGAGGGTAGCAAGGAGTGTCTCTCTAAGATAGTTATTCCAAGGGAAAGAATGATCATAGCCGATCTCCGCTTTCCAATCAACCTACCAGTTAATGTCCCGCAGAAGTATGACCTTATCACCTGTTGGGAAGTGGCAGAGCACATCGAACGTGAATATGTGGTCCCATTTATACAGAACCTAGCCAAGTTTGTAGAGGATGATGGAGTCCTAGCTATGAGTATCTGCACCTTAGCGGGCAGATATCACTGCACAGTACGGGAACTTCCTTGGTGGCTCTCCCACTTCAAAGCCGCAGGCTTTAGACATACAGGTGACGAAGAGCTCTTTAGAGAGCTCGCCGGCAGACCCTATATAGATAAGGGTGGATGGGATCACCGCGCGGGAAACTTAAGAATGCTTGGTAACAATATGGTCATCTTCCAGAGGTCAACCTAAACTATGCCTATCGTCATACTACAGATGTCAGAACAGAAGCTCAAAGATATCAAGTACTGGATGTCAATCGAAGGGATGACAGGCCACTTCATGCCCGACCAGAACCCAGTACAACAGATGGCTCTAGCAGTTGTGTACGGTATGGAGCACGACGTACCTCACGTCACTTTAAAGGATGTAGTAACTCCGAAAGAAGGAGAATAACATGGATATCAACAAACTGTTAGCGTATTTAGAAGATGGCCTTAGCGATCTTCAGTTTGGTGATTTCTTCGAGAAGCATGGTGAAGAAATTGCCTTTGCTGCCGTGGAGATTGTCAAAGACACGGTCAACGATCATCTGAAGGCGAAGCACTGGAAGAAGTGTTGTCATACAGTTTGGGAGCAAGACCTAATTGATCTCAATGACTTTTACTCTCACGGCGATCCAGACGAAGGTACAAAATATGACAGATATTGTCCGGCCTGTGCTACATTGATGTCTATTTAGGAGGGGAATAAGATGAAGATCACAAGCATAGCAGTAACTCCAATGCAGGAGGATGATGCACCATACAAAATGTACAGAGTCCTTATGACCGCCCAAGAGGAAGGCAAAATAGAACCAGAGATTGCAGAGGTATTCATTATGCGTGGTGGGATTGGTACAGATGATCTCCAGCACCTTCTTGCCCATAAGGTTATTGAAGGCGTCGTCGATATTCACAACCAGAAGATGTTGGGGAATATTAACCCCGAAGGAGGATAAGATGTTCAAGAGAGTTAAGACCTACTTTACAGAGCCCGTTGCGGTCTACCAGAACTTTTTCGGGACACGATATAATGCGTCACAGTCCCATGTTCACTTCCAGAAGGCACTCACAGTACTTGGACATGTATTTGCCATTGGAGTAATGCTCGGTGTAGTCGGCTTTTTGTTCTATGTAAGTATACGGTTTTTATTCCTATAGAAGGAGAATAACATGAGAATTTGGTATCCAAACGGACTATACTACACTTTAGGCGATCGAGTGAAACAGTTCAGTGAATGGGAAGCTTGGTTTGATCGTGAATGGAACCAACGCTATGACGAAGTATATGCCAATGAACCTCCCAGGACACGATTTGAGATATGGGAACTCAGGACCCTCATAGCTACCTTCTTTCTGTCTTGTGTAGGTATAGCAGTAGAGTACTTTAAGACAGGAATGTTCTTCGAAGGCCCCTGGTGGGAATATGTAGCCGTAGCTGTGATCACGTTCCCAGTATGGTTTGGTTGGAGAAGACTCACCAGACGCTGGAGAAGCGACGAGGCTCGTAAGGAATACTGGGACAAAACGGCAAGAGAATATGGACAAGAGGATGGAGCAGATAAATAAGGACTTCATAAAGTGCAAGTAGAAGGAGGACAAGATGTTTAAATGGCTTAAGAATAAACCAAAGAGGCAGGTACCGGAGGTAGATCGTTACTTTGATCTTGCGGAGAAGCGACTCAACTGGCTACAAAGAGCAAATACACACCAGCTCAATACGATTCTCTGTGAAATAGACTATGACGATCTACTTATCATAGTATCCATCTGTGAGGTCTCCAGCAGAATATACAACACACTCGTGATGTATCTGGAGGCACTCCGGCCCCGATTAGATGAACCATTTCCAACAGAAGATAACAACTAATGAAGAAACGTATGCTACTCCTCGTACGATTTACCCCATAGGAGGCTCATACAGGCCCGTCAGGACGTTCTAGACCTCATGTGCGACCTAAGACGTCAGATAGCCCCTCACCTCGTTATAGTGCCCTCTATGGGAGACTTTCCCAAATCATGAAGATCCTAATCCTAAGCTGGAACCAATGGAAGAAGCACAACCGTAGGCACGAGTTCTTCAAGCAAGAGATTACTAGACAGCACGAAGTATGCTTCTACGGCCCGGGCTACTTTCGCTCCTTTCAAGCTAGGAAGATATATCACATTAGTGATATCATAGATGTCCTAGATTTCAAGCCAGATGTCATACTGACATATCTTGCTAAACACAATGCCACAGTACAGGGCCTGGCTAATTGTGGGATTCCCAAAGTACATTACATAGCAGATTATTGCCCTATATATAAAGATGGTAAAAGGATCCTCTGGATCGGCAGAGACGAGGATCCATTCATCGAGGCAAATAAGCCAGATCTCGTTCTGGTACCAAACCACTCCCAAAAAGAAGAACTAGAAGAGCAGCACCCCAATACCAATATCGAAGTATTACCCTTTTCCATTAATACGGACATCTTCCAGAGCGTTAGTCAGAAAAGAGATATTGATATCTCCTGTAGCATGTGTACTGACCCTCGTTACTATACGATGAGGCAAGACCTCCACGATACCGTAGCTAAGATGCCTAAAGGATACGCCTTTGGCGGACACGGGAAACGCCGTCCTCAATTACCAGTGCACGATTATGTAGATGTAATGGCAAGATCGAAGATCTCCCTAAACACCAATATCCTCAAATACGGAGATCACTGCTTTGTCAATCCAAGGTTCTTTGAAGTGGCAGCCTGTGGCAGCCTACTAATGACAACTCCAGCAGATAGTGAAGAATGGTTAGGGTTTGTAGAGGGTCACAATTATGAGACCTTCGAATCTATAGTAGAAATGGAAGGCAAAGTAAAGTGGTATCTTGACAATCCAAACGACCTTGAGCGAGTAGCTAGCAATGGTAGAGAGCTAATAGAAGAACGTCACACTGACAAGATACGGATACAAGAGCTTACTGAACTGATAGGGTATTATTGTGGACTGCCATAGGAGGAGAACATGGGGAAACGCCTGATCTACATCCACAAGTCATTGAACTCCAAGCCCGGGACAGATGCCACAAAGTGGCTGCAGAACGAAGCTGTCAACTCATGGCTCACAGTGGACTTCGCTACAGACGGTCACCCACTCCTTTTAGAGGCTCTCCTAGAGCGTGGTGTTGTAGACGAGATCCTCGTAGTGATCGAGTCGGCCAGAGGAGCCGGTCTTAGAGACCTAGGCCGCTTAAAGTGCATGGTTATGCCTTCTGTGGCGATTCTTAAAGACTTCCTGAGGCCTGATGATATACTATATTGGCGTGGAGGATACAGGTGGTGGATAGAGCCTTTAAACGATCTAAAAGACTATTGGCACATATACTACAGTGCTGGCACACCGAGAGGATTCTGGCCACAGTGGGATATTATACTACACGAGGGAAAGCTGATGTCAAAGAGGGGAAAGTTATACCTTCCATGGAACAAGCCGATCAACACCGAGGTATTCAAACCCTCAGAAGACGCACGGTTATCTTACGACATCTGTATAGGAGCTTCCAAGATATTCGACCTTAAACAACAGTGGAGGACCGTAGACGCCGTTCTGGAATACAAGAAGAAGTATGGTAAAGACCTATGCTGTGTCATACCTGGGGCTTACCGTAGGTCAACTCAGACGGACAGAATGTTCAAGATGATAGAGGCAGAAGGAATGAAAGTCGCTCTTCCAGGCTATGTAGACAGGTCAAAGCTAGCACAAATCTACCAGAGGTCCCGTATATTCGCACATCATGCAAGCGGTCTCAATGACCGCTGTGTACTAGAGTCCATGGCGTGTGGTGTAGCACTTCTATCTATCTCTGATGGTGGAGGTAGATATCCACAGTGGGTCAGAGACACAAGAAGTGTTGCAAAAAGCAACACCCCTAGTGACATAGCAGATGCAATTCATCAGTTACTACAGACACCTACGCCGAGAGACCTCATTGCAGAAAGTGTTGCAAAAAACAACAGTATAGAGGAGACTGTGCAGAACTTCGCGTGGCTAATACCTCTTCTTACTTACCCAAAGGACAGAGAGAAACTTATAAAGGAGTACTTATCATGTCACTAACAATAAAGCTATGCTTAGGACAGTACGAGATAACAAGGATAGCCACTACCTTCTCCGCCCCTCCTCCCTTCTATCACTTAGCTATGATGGAAGAACTACCCATGGTTGGAGCCTGTTTACGTTTCCTGCACAGAGCAGAAGAAGAAGAAGCAGAGCCAGTACCCATCAAGACAGCAGTCTTCGAATACACAGGACCCAGCCGAGAAGGGTATGTATACCACCTAAAGAGCATAGTAGAGGGATAGGGCCCCAGGCCCCATACACGATTAATAGAAGAAAGTGCACTAAAAGATACCAGCCCAACTACCAGAACACGTACGAATGGTATAGGATAGGAGATGCTTTTACTACAGGAGTAGTTTAAGCTACAAATGGATGGCCCAGTAGGACTAGACGGAGGAGACAATGAATGAAGGACTCAATGTCAGAAAGGCTTAAAGCAGCAGGAATGTCAGACCAAGATAGAGTCTTTTACATGCTTCACGGCCACTATGACATCAAGGACTATGCAGGTACATCGCTCGATCCCAATGACAGTGTGGTATATGCAACCAGTGGGAAGCTACGCAGGGCCACAGTAGTAGGAGCTACATGGGAGGCTGAGACCAAGAGGTTCAGACTCACCATCCTTACCGATCACGGTAGAACAATGTATATAGACCCCAAACGATGTGTTAAGATATAGGTGACGTATGGAAGACAATCTGTTTTACCGCATATTACTAGCTACCATTAGAGATTACTTCAGCATTAAGCGCCAGAAGGAGTTCGTAGGAGACTCTGCTAGCCTTGACCGCTGGTTTAAGGGCCGTACCTTAATGGAGTTCGGTGGACTAGACAAGGGCTATACCTTTGCTGAGTACTGTCATGAGTTTCTAGGCATGACGCTCGAGAATGCAGAAGCTATACGTGAAATGATAGTAGAGTATAGGTATGGAGACGAGGAGACTCGTTACAAGGTGGCCCGTGGCTGCTTTCAGAGGCTTCCAGAGAACCATACCCACAATGACCCTCTCCCATGGTGGAGAGAGGCTTGTCTTGCATGGGAAAGGGGGCACACCCCAACACCTTTGCTAGCACTGCAGCCCGAAGGGCGGATGGAACACTAAAACCAAAGCCTCAGATGTACGGGTCCAGGTAAACTATTTGCTTATGTCAAATTTATCATATGTAGTTTTTCTATCGCTCTTCCTTTACTATTACGGTTGAATAGGTAAGCTTTTAAGTGTTTTCTCACACAACAACGAACGAGGAGGAAAGACCATGGAATTCTATCAAGAAATGACCAATGAAGAGATCGAACGATTTGAAGAACGGCTTCCGGGTGCTCCCAACGCTCAAGGCTGCCACATCTGGAAAGGAAAGGTAAATACGCAGAATAGAGGGCAGTACTTCTTGAGAGGTGCCTGGTACGTTGCCGCGCGGATCATCTATTCACTACACCACAAGGTAGAGATACCTAAGAGGAACGAAGATGGCAAGCTGATGGTTATCGCTCACAAGTGTCACAATCCTATATGCGTTCATGTGGATGACCTCGTCTACATCACCCAGCAGGAGAATATACATATGTCCCATAGAGATAATAGGATGCCTGTAGGTAGGAGGAGAGTAGAATCAAAGCTTACAGAACCTTCTGTCGTAAGATGTAGAGAGCTATACCACCTCGAGGGCAAGAGCTATATTGAGATAGGCAAAATGTACGGGGTAAGCAGTGGCACAGTTCACCAAGCAGTTCAAGGTAAGCGTGCTTGGAAGCATGTAAAGGAACTTCTCAACTATCGTAAGATAGAGCCCACAGAGGGTACGTTCAAGCACGTAAAGACTGAAGATGGTACGATGTACCTGGAGGAAACGATCGATGGATAACCCTAGACCACTAGAAGATATGACCGAAGCAGAAATAGAGCAGTGGTACAAAGACAACGAGATGAATCCTAAGGGATTCATAGAGTGTAAGTCTACCGACGCGCTAAATGTCCTAGGTTATATGGACCGCAACTACAATACACCATTTAAGATGACTGTCCCTCTCGATGAGTTGGAGGAATACAATGCTATAAAGAACAAGAAGTCCCCAACTTATGGTGCGCCAGACTCGGATGCCGACACCATAGAGGAAGAGCTAACTCGAAAGGAAGAGGTACTCTCAGACAGAATAATGGAGGACCTCATGCGAGCAGCAGTAGAGGCATTACCTCCGCGTCAACAGAAAGCTGTAAGGCTTGTAATTATGGGGGGGGTTACAAAAGCTGAGACTGCGAGACAAATGAATATCTCTCGTCAGACTGTTGGCAGGCTAATAACTAAAGGATTACAAAAGCTTGCAGAACACTGTGAGATGATAGGTGGAACGGACCTCTCCAAGTACTTCTAAATGTGGACGGTCTGTTATGCCTATGAGAGGAAAACACTCTCATCGTGGTGACTACGAAAGGTCAGGAGGAGGGAGGGTTGGGGGCATTGTAGCCTAGTCGGCCGGGATGGAGGCCGAACACTTTAGTGTAAAGGGGGACAGATGGCAGAAGTAGTAACCAAAGAGTACTTCCTGAAGACAAAGGCCTTAGAGCGTAAGATGTATGAAGAAAGATTCCGCGCTATAGAAGAACAACTTAAAGCAATCATAGAACAGGGGGAAGGTAATGAACTTAGTAAAGGTTAAAAAACAAGTAGGCTCTGGCCAGGTAGCTCAGATCTACATCAATTTAGATTTAGTGCAACAGTTAGAGGAGAAGAATGGCTACGTTCAGATCATATTTCAGGGTGGTGGCACAATAGATGTCACGCACAAGCTGAAAGAACTCCTCAAGATATCGCGCATCCACTAAAGGGGTAATAATGAGAGAATGCCAACAGTGTAAAGAGCCACACCTAGGACGTAAGGCGCACTACGCGACCATGTCAGGCGCAGGACAAGGTATGGACTATGACACATGGTATGCTAGACTCACTCCCTTCAAGAAGTTCTGCTGGACAGTACTTCCAATGCTTTCTCCTTTCATTATTGGTGGGATAATCATCTTAATACTTTAATGCGTTCCTCCTCGTACCATGGGGCAGAGTTGGTCGCTCTGCCCCTCTTCTCAGGACTCCTATGACATATGTAGTTCCCTCTGAATTCTCTTCATTCGAGCAAGCCCTCAAGAAGTTCCGCAAGAAGTGCGATAAGGACGGGATACTCAAAGCTGTAGTAGAGCGCAAGAGAGGCTTTGTTAAGCCTTCTGAGAAGAGAAGGAGCAAGAAGCGCAGGGCCAGATTCAACGCTACTAAACACAACGAATCAAAGAAGAGAAGTACAACAATACTAGTCCACGGGGGTTAACATGAATACATTACCAACACGAGATTTACCAGAAGGCTTTTCACCCGAGATCGCAAAGATGGTCCTCGCACAGTTCAAGAATTATGGCAAGCTTCTGCCTAATATCTTCGAAGGTGGCAATTTAGCAGAAGCAAGAGTCATCCTCGATCTTCTCAAAGACTCCGGCAGAATTATAGTCGATGAGAAGAAAGAACCTCTCCTGGAACAAATGGCTATAAGAGAGAAGATCTTCGAGGTTATGCACGATCCTACCCATCCCTATTGGGAGGGTGACGAGAGGATAGTGGAACAGGTCAATAAGCTCTTTCAAAAAGTGTACATTACACCAGACGGAGTAGGCTTTACCGTAGGGGAAGAATAAATGTACGTCTGTAGTAAGTGCAAACAAGAGCTCTGCATGAGAGAGCATGCCATCCTAGAGGACATCATTCCCGGCGCCGACGACTATTACTGTAGCATTGACACCATGAAGAGGTACTATGTAGCTGTAATCTTCCGGTGTGACAACTGTAAGATAGACTACGGCTGGAAGGCAGTCTCGAAGTTTTCTCAATTTCCAGTTAATGAGTAGCTGTAAACGCTGTGGTGACTGTTGTCAGTTCATTACTCTCCCCTTAGGGTGGAAACCAGACCAATACATTATACAATGGTTGATGGTGAGAGGCCTCAAGCCTCGAGTCAGCAAGCAGAACAAGCTACTGTACGTCGAAGTGCCGTATCCATGCCCTCACCTAGAGGACAATGAGTGCAGCATCTATGAGAAGCGTCCCATGGTCTGCAAGAACGGAGAGTGCTTATACGATAAGGAGTAGGGATGTATCTAATCGCCGGGTTAATCATCTTCCTTCTTATAACCTTAGTAGTAAGACAACAGATAAAGAGTCTAGTCAACCAGTAGGGGGAAACAATGAGTACAATACTAATCATAGCACTTAGCGCAGGTCTGATAGCTCAGACTGCGTACAACTACTCACTGCATAAGAGAGTCAACAAGCTAGAGGATGGCAGTGACCACCTGAGTAGCCGAATACATGAAACGAACAGTATCATCTTCGATCACTTCGCAGATGAAACACTCAGACATGATGAGCTGAGAAGCTTTACTCTTTCCCACAATACAAAGCCAGTAGCATGTGATCTCTGATCACCTGAATCTAGGTATCGTAAGACCTAGTAATATAGCCTATGTAGCAGTACAGTAGGACATCCAGTATCATACACAAGCCCTTCACAATACAGAGGAATAAGGACATCCATGTTGCTAGGAGCGCAAGCTCCCAAGTACATACCCATATCAGTAGGTGTAGGATTATACTACACATGTAGTACTTTCCTACGGTCTAATAGTAGTCAATCATACTGTACATCTACAGCCATTCTTTCACAGTAGAACTCACAAGTGTGGCATTATACCACACATCACCATGTCTTTTCATCAGCTGGTTATCCCATAGCCTTCGAGTGGCAGCGATCATACACTGAGTGATGCTGATTTGTACTTAGTTGTTATCATTACCTATTATGCTATGTCTCCACCGTAGAGTATAAGCCCTACTACAGACTGAAGGATACACCGTATAGTACACTGAATGACGCTGAGAGCCAGCTATATGGTTAATCTCGTGAAGCAAAGCTTCACTAATTAGTGCGTAGCACGTAATCTCACGAAGGGTTCACCCCTTATGGGGGTTCACAGTCCTACTACTAGACGGCAGCAACAGTAGCCTACACTTATAATGATTTATATATTCAAGTACGGATATCTGAACGAGTTGATAGGGGGTACACCCCAAAGTTCGAAAGGGTCCCTAGTATATATATACGACCCTCACATCCAACCACAGCAGTTTCAAGTTTCGAGGGCACCTAAGTGCCCGTTAAAACTCAGTTGGAGCACTTCGCTCCCAACTCAAAACCAATCAGTTGTAAGTCTACGATACAACAACAAATGCTTCACAATCGCTAGTTGCTTTAGCAACTCGCTACAACGCCAGAAACGTAGGGGGACAAAGTGAGAAAGTGCAAAAATTGCGAGAAGGGGGAAGACGAAGCAAGAATAGAATACCACTCCTCACCTTATAGAGTGGAGAAACACGGTCACGGCCTGTTCCTATGTTCAGGCTGTCATAAGACCCAACATCGCATGGAGAAGAAATACATGCTAGAGGAGAATGGCTAATGGCCGTATATGCTAACTCAGCAGTAAGGTTCTTTCACGGAACTGATAAGGATGTAATGGAGACACAGATCGCCGCCTATATCCTGACATTGGATGCTACTACTCATCCTGTGATCGGGATTTTTCAATTAGGTGACGGAGTAATGGTTGTAGCAGGAGCCTAATTATGACAGGTCAATTCAGGCAGGGTAGACTCATATCAGGGCAGGATGATGATATAGGTCAAGAAAGGAATGTAAAGCTTGACGGGCCTACTCAATCGCTCAGGATAAACAACTGGGTTTGGAATCCTACCACTATGGCCTGGGAGAGAATGAAGCAACCTACCATCGATATAGGGTCTGCAGACCTTACGGTCTCCATGGGGGACGTGGAAAGGCTCTTAGCAGACAACTACTGGAAAGATCAACGTATGGACTGGGATGGAGACGACCTATTTTATAAAGGGCTCCATACTAGCTCAGACGCATCGACTAGCGATGCAAATTGGTATATCTTTAAATACACTTGGGCAACAGGAGATCTACTGCGCATACAAGGCCCCGAAGTTGGATCCTGGGACGGCCGGGAAGCCCTCTTTTAAGATTTTAGTACGGAGTTTTAATAATGGGCGGAATGATAATAACAGATAAGGACGTTCTCCATATACTAAAGAACAGATTCCAATGGCTGCAGATGGATATTACATATGAAGACGGTGCAGTTGAAGGTAGGCTCCAATGGAATGCTACAGACGGTACTCTCGAGTACGGTCTACCAGGTGGTAATGTAACTTTACAGGTCGGACAAGAGCAGCTATTAAAGGTCACCAACAAGACTGGTAGCACGATCGAAGATGGTAAGGCTGTTTACATCGACGGGGCCATAGGAAATAGGCCTACTATCGCCCTTGCTAGGGCTGATACGCCATCCACTGCTGTACTAGTCGGAATGGCTACAGAGAACATAGACCATAATGGTAGCGGTTACATCAACGTAGGTGGTCTTGTCAGGGGAGTTGACACATCGAATATCAGTACTGGTGGTATCGGCTTCCTGTCTGAGACAGAAGCCGGTGAGCTTAGACCTACCCCGCCTGCCTCGCCGAACTTTACATCGGTTGCGGGATACTGTCTCTTCTCAAGTGCTGAAGATGGTATCTTCTTCGTAAGGGCGCTATCCGCACCTAGGTTGCAGTCGCTGAGTGATGTTGATCACTCAGCTCCTTCTGCTGATGGACAGTTCTATCAATGGAATGCTGGCACCTCAAGATTTGAGTTAGTGAACGAGAGTGCGTACCTATTAGTTGACGGCACTAGGTCAATGGATGCTGAGATTATGATAGGAAGCATGACTACAACAGAAAGAGATGCCCTGGTTGCGGTCAACGGCATGATCGTATACAATGAAACAACTAACGCATTTAACTTCTATGAGAATGATGCTTGGGTAACCAAATAGATCGAGGGGCTATGAGTAGATTAAGATTAGCAATATTGAAAGAGATTTCAAATAAAGATGCTGCCTGCATCATACTTGAGTATTCAGAAGAGCAACTTGTCAAGAAGCTTAAGGGCGGTATTCTGAGGCAGTTGGTAAAGACTGAAAGCTGGTACAAGAAGAAATGGTCTAGGGAGGAGATCCTTTGCGCCCTAGAGAACTCATGGGAAGAATTGGTCTCTGAGTTCAAAGAAGAAACCGTTAAACTGTTATAATGGAGAACGACTAATGGCTAATCCATATGTGGCTCCAAGAGCTGATACAGAACACAGTACGCAGTTGGAAGCTGGTAATGAGGTAGGTGTTCACTTCCTGGAACCGAAGACTGAGCCTGACTCTTCTAGAGAATGGCCGCTTCCAGCGGGTGATTGGCATGATAACCGCTATATAAGCACCACATCTTCGACAACCAGCTCAACAAGTACATCAACCAGTACATCGACGTCAACAACAACCACTTCACCACCATAATAGATAAGAGGTAGCTTAATGCCACATTATGACTTTCAGTGTGAAGAGTGCGGGGAGCTAAAGGAAGCCTTCTATAAGATGGCTGACGCTCCAGATAGAGTCCTAGTCCTTTGCTCCGCGGTGAAGGCGCCCAGATTCTACAGGCGTGTCATCTCTACTGTAAACTTCCATCTGAAAGGTAAAGGATGGTCGAAGGATGGTTATGACAATCCCACTAGGCACATGCCGGGCGGCCAACACTCCGGACAGAAGTTCATTGATGAATACCGTAAAGCTGTGAGTGATCCAGAGCACCCGTACAAGCCCGGTGATGCGCTAAAGAAGATGGGACGCAAGGACGACTACTCAGACCTGTAGAGGCTAGTATGGATCCTGAACGATTCAAAAGGAAAACGAAAGAGACGAAGAACGGCGTAAGGTGTAAGAAACACCCGAAGTATGTCTATACTACAGAGCCTCGCCCTACGAAGGCGTATCCTGCCGGCTGCGAGATATGTTGGCACCTTTGGAATACAAACCAAGAAACTAAACTAGTTGTTCCTGAAGTCCTCGAAGATGATGACAATGGAAATGGGAATGAAGATACCCAGTTCAAGCCCGGTCCTTTGCATCCCAATTGGAAAGACAAGGTGGGAGAGGTGGACTCAGATGATCCTATCCGTGATATCGTACGGAAATACACTCGTGGAGGTGAATCCATAGTAGCTGAGATTAGCAAGATCGCTGGTGTTCACCCAACCCACACCTTAAATCTTAAGCAGGTTGCTGTTAGAGATAGATTTGCTGCGCTAAAGTGGCTAGATGAAAGAGGTTATCCGCGGGTGGAGGAAGAGAAAGATACATCTACAAAGGTGTACATCCTGGCCTTGGGTGAAGGAACCTTTCAAGAGTACTCAAGACAGATCCAAAATGAAATGAAGTTAATACCAGGGGGTTAGATGATAAAACTACCTCATAATTACTTCCCTCGAAGTTATCAGTACGAATTTTTCAAAGCCATGGATGTTGAGAGCTACAAGCGAGCATGTCTGGTATGGCACCGTAGAGCTGGTAAAGACCTTACAGTCCTCAATTGGTGCATCACTCAAACGCAGAAAAGGGTGGGTACTTATTACGAGATCTTTCCAACGTATAATCAGGGCCGTAAGATTCTATGGGATGGAATAACGGGTGGTGGTACCAAGTTTATAGACCACTTCCCCAAAGAGCTTATCAAAAGAAAAAGCGAAGTCGATATGAGGATAGAACTAACCAATGGTTCTGCCTGGCAGATTGTAGGTGCTGATAACCTTGACCGTATTGTGGGTACCAATCCAATAGGTTGCATATACTCCGAGTGGGCTCTTATGAATCCAAAGGCTAAGACCCTTACTGATCCCATGCTTTTGGAGAACGACGGGTGGGGAGTCTATGTGTACACGCCCCGTGGTAAGAATCATGGCTACAAACTAGCCATGATGGCTGACAAAGATCCTATATGGTACTACAGTCACCTTACAATCGAGCAGACAAGAAGAGATTCTCCAGTAGAGAACGGTGGACCGATATATACCCCACAGATGATAGAGCAGTTAAGGAGAGAGGGACTCACCACAGAAGACATGATTCAGCAGGAGTATTACTGTAGCTGGGCCGGTGAACAGGATATGTTCTTCTGGGGCAAAGAGATGAACGACGCAGAGAAGGAAGGCAGGATCTGTGATCTTCCATGGCACCCAGAGCTTCCAGTTATGACAGCATGGGATATCGGTATGCACGATGGTACTGCTATCTGGTTTGTTCAAAAGGTAGGTGAGTACTATCATTTTATAGATTATTATGAGGACGAGGGAAAGGGTCTACAACATTACGTAAAGTTCCTACAGGATAAACCCTATGTTTATCCCACGGTGCATGGTCACATTGCTCCGCATGATATGGCAGTACGTGAGTGGGGGAGTGACGGTAAGACGCGTTTTCAGATTGCACAAGGGCTTGGGGTCCATTATTTCATAGTTCCTAAATTACCTTTAGGAGATGGAATTGATGCTGTGAGACGCACGTTACCGCTTGCCAAGTTTGACAAGTTCAAATGTGCCAATGGTATCAGTGCTCTCCAGAGTTATAGTAAGGAATGGGATGATAAGAAATCATGTTTTAAGAAGAAACCGGTTCACGATTGGTGCTCACACGGTGCCGATGCCGTCAGGATGTTTGCCCTAGGCGTGAGGAATCCCGTAGCAGCACACAATCTACAGACTCAAGCGTTTACCGACTTCGACCCACTCAGCTCTCTGGATCCTCGCAGACCACAGAGCGACAGAGGTAGGCAGACCCACTATAACACCGAATGGAATCCATTCGAACACTAGGAGATAGTACTATGGGTGGTGCTGGAAAGAAACTCAAGAAAGCTGTGAAGAGTGTCACCAAGGCAGGCACAGACGCAGTTAAGAAAACAACTAAGCTTGTCACATCTGGTGCTACGGCGCCTATAGGTCTTATAGGCGGAGGCAGCGAGAAAAGTGGTGGCAGTAGTGCAGAGCAAGACTTTGCAACACAAGAAGCTGCAAGAGTAAAGGCAGAGGAAGAAGCAGCAAAGATAGAATCTGACAGGATTCTAGCCGAAGAAACAGCTGCAAGTGAGAAGAAAGCAACTGCAGCTTCAGCAGCTCGAGCAGAAGAGTTCCAAAGAAAGAAGAGAGGTGGTCGCGGTGCTACATTTCTCACGGGTCGTCAGGGTCTTGCAGAAGATGCTCCCTTAGGCTCCAAAACTCTTCTCGGTCAATAGGAGGATAGATCATGGGTTCAGTAGGTAGTTTTATATTCTCGGGTGGCTTGTCTGCTTTGTTTCCTTCTCCAAAGAAGCCCAAGAAACCCGGTACGCCTCCTCCAGCTCCTTCACAAGATGAAGAGGCTTTGGCAGCTGCGGAAGCAGAAGCTAAGGAACAGAGAGAGGCAGCTAAGAAAAGGTCAAGTAGGCAGAGAACGATTCTTACGAGTCCAAAGGGTGTTGTAGATGAAGAGGCTCCTCTAGGACCTAAGACTCTTCTTGGTGCTCCTGCTAAGGTCAAGAAGTAATAGGAAACATAATAATGTATGATCCGAAGTTAGAAGGTATTTTCAGGCGGCTACAATCCCTTGAAGCTACCCACACTCAATGGAGGCCTGTATGGCAAGAGCTCTCTGACTACATTATTCCTCGTAAGAACGATATATATATGTCTATGTCTGCAGGTCAAAGACGCACCGAACAGCTCTTCGACTCTACAGCCGTTCACTCCAATGAGATCCTGGCTAGTTCTATGGCCGGCAGTCTTACCAACCAGGGAATGAAGTGGTTCACGCTCAAGATGCGTGATGAGTACATGAATACGAACCACAACGTATCGCTCTGGCTACAAGATTGTGTCCATAGGATGAACAGTGCATTACAGGAATCTAATTTCGCTGCTGAGATCCTAGAAGTCTATCTAGATTTGGGAGCGTTGGGAACCGGCTGTGTCCTCATAGAAGAGAGACCCGCTACTACTCTGGGGTTTGCAGGCTTGCAGTTCAGGGCCTGTAATATAGGCGAGTATGTCATCGACGAGAATTCAGAGGGTATAGTTGATACGGTCTTCCGGCGCATTCCTATGAGTGCGAGAAACATCTTAACCAAGTGGGGTAATGGAGTATCTGATGCCGTGAAGAAGGATGCTGAAGCTACTCCAGATGCTCTAAGAATGGTCCTGCATGTTGTTATGCCTCGTCCGGGAGGAGGAGGAAGCATCTCTGCTAAGGGAATGCCTTTCGCTTCCTATTATATAGAAGAGAGGGAGAAGGGAATGCTTAGTGAGGGTGGATTCTTCGAATTACCCTACGCTGTCCCACGGTGGACTAAAGCTTCCAGAGAGAAGTATGGACGTGGCCCAGGCCACGTTGCTCTACCAGACATTAAGGTGCTCAACAAGGTCAAAGACCTTAGCTTAAAGACTTGGGCGAAGGTACTTGATCCTCCGACTCTAATACAGCATGATGGCATTATAGGCAACCTGCGGTTGACTCCAGGTGGTATTAACTACACCCGCGGACTTCCTAAAGAAGTAATGGAACAATTCCAGGTCAACGCAAGATTCGATCTCTCACAGATTAAAGAAGAAGAGCTGAGAGGATCCATTAGGAATATCTATTGGAGTAACCAGCTAGAGCTTCAAACAGGTCCACAGATGACTGCTCACGAGGTTATGGTTCGTTACGAATTGATGCAGCGCCTGTTAGGTCCTACGCTTGGTAGGTTGGAATCCGAACTGTTAGCACCGATCGTTAGACGTATATTCAATATGATGATGCGTGAGGGAGCATTAGTAGAGCCTCCGCATGAAGTGTTGGAATATGCAGCCAAGGGTGGTAATATAGATATCCAGTATGAATCACCAATAGCAAGAGCACAGCGTTCTGGTGATGCAACTGCCATTCAGGCAGTCATGGAATTCACTGGTCCTTTCGTAGAGATTAGACCTGAAGTCCTTGATATCTTCGACATGGACAAGGTTGTGCGTACCATAGCAGAAGTTAGAGGTATGCCAAGCAAGACTATGCGAGGTGAAAGAGAAGTAAAGGAAATCCGTGAGGCCAGAGCACAGGCACAAATCGAAATACAGCAACAGGAAAAGATGATGGCTGAAACTCAGGCCGCAAAGAACTTGGCTCCTGCTGTTAAAGCCGTGTCTGATGCAAGTGAAGAAGAATAGGGGGTTTAAATGGACGAACGCGAACATGCAGGGGTGCTAGTAGGCGAGGAAACTGTCATTCTACCGCCACCCTCAGAAGAAGAGCAAAAGGAAAGAGACAGGAAGGCCTCAGATAAGGCCATCCTAAAAGCAGCCCACCTGTACTACCTAGTATTTAGTGAAGGGGACGGGGCCGCAGTCCTAGAAGACCTACATGCATCATACATGGAACGTGGTTCAGTAGATCCAAGCAAGCCCGATCCCTTCATGACCGCCTTCAGGGAAGGCGAAAGAGCAGTGGTCCTGAAGATCATTGCAATGATGAAAATGGGCATATCAAGCCCGGATTAACCAGTGGGGGAATACATCCCTCCTGACGACCTTGTATGGGATAAGCCCACAGTGGGAACTCATGCAGGATAAGCTTAAGGAGACATGAAAATGAAGCAGAAAAAACTAGAGGTCGCATGAGAAAACTTGATCTCTTAGGTCGTACATTCGGCTGGTGGATCGTTATCTACGAACATGAAGGACGGCGAGAACCATCCGGACGGTTGAGAACCCAGTGGTTATGCAGGTGTGTCTGTGGCAGCACTGTTGCAGTACAGTCTTGTAATCTAATATCGGGTCTCTCTACGAAGTGTACACAATGTCATAACTACGGGCACAACAATCCTAGATGGAATGGTGGTCCCGATTTCTACGACCATAGAGATGGAAGTTCGGAAAGGCTGCTGGCATGGAAAAAAGACGTCTTTAAACGTGAAGACTACACCTGTCAGAAGTGCAAAACTAGAGGTGGGAAGTTACATGCCCACCATATCTTTCCATGGAATGTGGCCCTAGAAGCTAGATATACATTAAGTAATGGGGCCTGTTTGTGCTGTGACTGTCACTACACAATGAAGTATTCGCACAGTCTGGCAACTAGAACAGGGAGAAGTAAATAATGGGTTATGCAGAAGTAAACGAAGCAGGTGAATTCGTAGTTGATGATGAAGGTAATCGTAATGTAATCGAGAACCTAGACTTTGGTGCATGGGATCACGTAAAGGAAATGATCCCCGAAGAGCACAGAGAAGACAAGGTGTGGGAAACAATACCAGACACCGCTACTCTTCTTAAGAACTACGCTCACTCACAGAAGACCATCAGTAAAACCATTCGAGTTCCAGGCGAGAATGCCACTACCGAAGAGTGGGGCGAGATCTTTGGCAAGTTAGGAAGGCCAGACACTACAGAAGGTTATGCTGGCTCCTGGCCCGAAGAGTTGATTGAAGGAGTTCCCTTTGATCCGGAACTACAATCAGCTGTTACGGCCGCCGCTCATAAGGCTGGTGTACTTCCACAACAGTTGGAAGAGGTCGTTAAGGCCTACGCCGGCCACCACCGAGGTGTAGCTCTAGCGAATGAACATGAACTGGGGCAAGTTCAAGCTGACCTCAAAGAGAAGTGGGGCCCTAACTTTGAAATGAACTCCTCACTGGCCTATAGGGCAGTTAGCAAGATAGGTGGAGACGACCTCCACAAGGTGCTCGATGATACAGGTCTTGGTAATCACCCCGTAATGATAGACGCCTTCCTTAGAGTAGGAAGACTCCTTGCGGAAGATAACATCATACCTAGCACAGTAGAGGGTGCTGCCACTAACCAGCAGGCCCTAGACAAGATCGCAGAGATTCAGAACGACACAAAGCATCCATATCATACAGGCGACAAAGCAGCAGCAGAAGAGATGCGTAAGTTGTTCTTAATTGCCTACCCTCAACAGGGGTAGTTCAAATAAAGTTGTAAGCCTCTGATAAGTTGCCATACTGCCTTAATCGGCAGGGCAGACCAGGTGTAAACAACTACACTTCCAGTCCGGACCCTTCTTAGGACAAGCCACTGACTGGTATAATCCTAACCCTATTAATCCTAAATGGAGGATTAATCATGTCCTTTCAAATAGATGTAGCTTTTGTTCAGCAGTTCAAAAGCAATATCTTAATGTTGAACCAGCAGAAGGGATCAAGAGTGCGTCCATACATCCGTGTGAAAGAGGATCTCACCGGTAAGTATACCCATTTCGAGAGATTGGGACCAACTGCCGTTGTGAAGCGCACTACCCGGCATGGTGATACACCTTTAGTGAGCTCTGATCATTCACGTAGGCGATGTGGCCTGAGTGATTATGAGTGGGCCGACCTGATTGACAAGGTCGACGAAGTTCGTATGCTGATCAACCCGAAGTCAGAGTATGCTAACAATGCATCCTTTGCTATGGGTCGTCAGATGGACACCGATATCTTTAACGCTGCGGTTGGAAACGCTGTCTCCATGAACGCTTCCGATACCGCATCCAACGTGTCTTTGCCCGCTGGACAGAAAGTTGCTGTAGATTTCGGTGGCGCCAATATCGGCATCACGCTAGCTAAGGTCCGTCGGGGAAAGAAGATACTCGACGCGAACGAAGCTGCTCTCGACAACCGTATCCTTTGTATCAACGCTCAGATGCTCGAAGAAATGCTCGGCATCACTGAGGTTGCTAGCTCCGACTACAATAGTGTTAAAGCTCTCGTACAAGGTGAGCTGGATACATTCCTAGGCTTCTATTGGTTACGCACTGAGTTGATCCCTTGGGTCAACGAAGGTAGCGATATCAAGGGTGCTATCGTGATTCAAGGCGACGGCATGGGCCTAGCAACTGCGAAAGACCTGGTGGTTCGTATCGACGAACGTTCTGACAAAGCATATTCTACCCAGGTGTTCGTATGTATGACCTTTGGTGCTACCCGCATCAATGACGACAATGTCGTGGAAATCGCGTGTGACATGAGTCCGTAGAAGTTCGAGTCTAGGAGCCTCATTCGGAGGCTCCTAGTTTTTCACATAACCAACTAACTTAAGAGAGGATTAAACAAATGGCAGCTAATGTCGAAACTGATGCCAGTTTGCTCGATTATCAAGAGACGATCGATGCTAACGCAAAGCAGCTGGTTTTCAAGCATGAGACTAAAGGTGGCTCAGGCCAGAATTATGGCATGGGCGTGATGAAGGTTCTTTATTCCGAGCTCGCTTCCGCAACAGCCGGCGACAATGGCGCTGGTGACACGATTAACTTCTTCAAGCTTCCTCCGGGAACGCTAGTTGTAGGCGGATGGCTGTACTGTGAAGACGGTCTTGGTAATACCGATGGCGATCTAGCCGATCTCGGTGTGATCTACGAAGACGGTGACGGGACTGATGACGTAGATGCTTTCCTAGACGGAGCAGACATCTACGATGGTCAGACTTCACCCCTCGCCCAAGAGGCGTTGCCGGCAGGTTCAAGATACCATATCGGTGCAGACGTGGCAGTTTTCCCTTACCTGGTAACAGGTGGATGGGGAAGCGTCAAGCTGACAACCGTGACTAACGTAATCGTCACAGCGAAGGACGTCAAGCTCTGCTTGTTCGTGATCCTTCCGTTCTAGACCTGTTTCCCCGCGCAACATCACTCGATGTTGCTTCTGGCTCTCCGGGGACTTCCCCCGTCCCGGAGAGCCTTCTTCAGGAGATTTAATATGGCCACTTCAGTTGTAAGTATTTGTAACCAGGCCCTATACTTTCTAGGAGAGGATGCTATTACTGCTCTTGACGACGGTACTAAGGCAGCCTTACTTTGTAATCTGCTGTGGCCTGAAGTACGGGACGCTGTTCTTGCAGATCATCCCTGGAACTGTGCAATGATAAGAGACGAATTAAGTCAAGATGCAACTGCACCAGAATACGGGTTTGCCTACAGGTATGTCCTTCCGACAGACCCATACTGTTTGAGAGTTGTAGAGACCGATCTCGATGTGTATACTGATGGAAAAGGAGATGCAGCTTATCCATGGAAGGTTGAAGGTCGCTATCTTCTCATCGATGCTACAGCTGTCTATGTCTTATATATTGCCAGAGTGACAGATGTGACCCAGTACTCTCACCAACTGTCTAGAGCAATGGCAGCCAAGATGGCTGCTGAACTAGCTTTCCCTATTACTAGGAACCCTGGAATTGTGCAGGGACTGGAAGAGCTATATGAGCAGAAGCTTTCAGACGCCAAGGCAATTGATGCACAGGAAGGCACTCCCAATGTCTTTGAAAGTAATGTTCTGTGGTACGCTAGAATCGCTCGATAGAGGAAAATGCAATGGCTGTACGCACCTATCAGTTCAACAATAATTTCACGAGTGGTGAGATTAGTCCTAAGCTTCGGGCTAGAACAGACTTGGATCAGTATAAAGGTGGGTGTGAGACGATGGAGAATTTCATCCCATACCCTCACGGTGGTTGTAGGTTTCGCCCAGGATTCAAGTATGTAGCCGATACTAAGTACTTTGATAAGAAGGCACGCTTAATACCATTCCAGTTCTCTAGAGAGCAAGCATATATCATAGAGGCAGGGGATGAGTATTTCAATTTCTATAGGGACAACTCTATTATAGTGGAAGCCGTTCCTCCTAGTGTAGTTAATCCAGGCTTTGAAACTGCAGGCGGTGGTGGAGCTGACGTATTCGCTAGCTGGGCAGAAACTGCTGGTGATGGCGCCATTGAGATTGAAACTACAGACCCTTACTTTGGAGACAATAGCCTCAAGATTACTTGTGGGGCTACTAATAATACAAGTATAACGCAGGATAGCCTTACAACAGTCGCTGAGACAACCTACTTCTTCTATCTCTGGACTAAAGGTGATGGTGCGACTGCCGGCGAGTATGCTATCTACGATATTACTGGTGCTGCATACATTACCTCGAGAGTCTCTACGGGCGTTACAGCAGACGCATGGACTAGGGTAAAGGTTGTATTTGCAACTCCTGCTGCCTGTGTTGAAGTGCGTGTTGAGTTCTATCCCGGCAGTACAGATGGTGACATAGCGTACTTTGACAATGTTAAAATAGAAGGTTTTCCATATGAAATAGCCTCCGTATATCAAGATACAGATGTAGAAAAGCTACAGTGGGCTCAGTCTGCTGATATCCTGTATCTTGCCCACCCCGATTACCATCCTAAGACATTAAGTAGAACAGGTCATACTAGCTGGACTCTTACTGATTTCGATTACTTTAATGGTCCCTACCTACCAGAGAATCTAGAATCAGGTAAAACTGTACAGGCTTCTGCTACTACGGGAACCATTACTGTTACCGCAGTTGGCTTTACGTGGGATGACGGTCATGAAGGCGCCTTATGGCGCATTAAGGCCGACGCTGTGTGGGGGTATGTCAAGTTGACTACAAAGGCTAGCTCCTCTGTAATGAATGCTACGGTCATAGAGGACCTTGACGACACTACAGCTACTGAGTTCTGGCGTGAAGGTGCGTGGTCTGATTACCGCGGCTTTCCTAGGACAGTTACCTTCCATGAGCAGCGTCTAGCCTGGGCCGGTACTGAATTCCAGCCACAAAATATATGGTTCTCAGCCTCCGCGGACTTCACTAATCACACCCCTGGAGTAGAAGATGCTGATGCTATTAACATTACCATTGCGTCTGACCAGATGAATGCGATCAACTGGATCGCATCTACTACAGTGCTCCTTGTCGGTACCTCTAGTGGAGAGTTTAGAATCTCAGGTGGAAGTGACGATATCCTTACACCAACCTCTGTCTCGGCTAAGAACGTCTCTAATGTAGGAAGCCTTGTTAATATCAAGGGTATACGTGTGAACAATGTCATCCTATATCCACAGACCGCTGCTAGAAAGCTCGTTGAGCTTAGGTATTACTTTGAAGAGGACGCCTATATAGGTAAGAACCTTTCTTTGATCTCAGAGCATATTACTGAAGGCGGTATGACTGAGTGTGCTTATCAGCAGGAACCTGACTCTACCTTCTGGATGGTAAGAGCAGACGGTGTTCTTCTCAGTATGACGTATGAAAGACGTGAGAAGGTTGAAGGTTGGGCCAAGCAAACTATAGCTGGAACAGATGTAGCTGTTGAGTCTATTGCTGTCATTCCTAGCGCAGACGAATCTAAAGATGAGCTGTGGGCTATTATCAAGATGACAATTGATGGTAATACTGTACGGTATGTAGAGTATCTTACCGATGATGTCTGGGGTATGGACCACTATCTTTCTTATAATGGCTCTCCTGTCACAAAGATTGCAGGTATGGAGCATATAGAAGGAGAAATAGCCACTATCGTAGGTGATGAGGCTCTTTATCCGAATGAGACAATCGACGCAGGTAGGTTTGAGATAGATGAGTCAGCCGAGACGATTCACGTAGGGATACCTTTTAGCGGTGAGGTAAAAACCCTCAGGCCCGAGGTTATGCTACAGAATGGTAGTACCTACAACCTTACCAAGGCATTTAGTAAGATCGTAATTACCCTGTATGAATCCCTTGGTGGGATTATCAACGGTGAGACCTTACTCCAAATAGATCCAGAGCAAGCGATGGGTGAGGCACAGGATCCCATTACAGATGATATAGATATTACAGATCTGGGGTGGGATGCTAAGGGACAGATAACTCTCCTCCAAGAAGTTCCATTCCAGTTTAGTGTACAATCTATTGGAGGCGTGATGGCAATTTCAGAGGAGATGTGAGGGGGATATATGAGTTACGAAGTACGACATTATAGAGCTTCAGATATCTTTGAGATAGAACACAGGAAAGAAGAGTTAGACGAATTCATAGGTATGGGGCTAGATCCCAATGACCTGAATGAGTTCTACTTGTCTGGATATGGCTTCACTCTACTATACGATGACGTGATACTTTGTTGTGGCGGTATCATTCCCGTATGGCCTGGACTAGGTCAAGTCTGGTGGCGCGCTAGCGTCCACATGCATAACCATGGAAAGATGGTTATAGAAACCACTAGATCAGAACTTCATAGAGAGATGCACGACTTCAGACGTGTTGAGACTAATGTAATTAAAGACTGGGAAGAGGCTATCAGTTTCATAGAGCTGATGGGTTTCCACCATGAGAGCGATATGATCAAGTACGGTCCCCATGGAGAGACACAGTGCTGTTACGTGATCCTCCCGGGAGAGGAGAAGACAAATGGCTAGCTATGGCATACAGGCATACGGTCAATATCAGGCTGGTAAGGCCCAAAAGGCCGCACTAAACTATCAAGCCTCGGTAGATAAGTACAACGCAAAGCTTGAGATGCAGGCCGCTGAAGAAGAAGCCCTAATGCACAGGGGAGGCGTACATTCTCTTATCTCGTCCCAAAGGGCGCAGTACTCTGCCGGTGGTATAGATGCAAACCAAGGTAGTGCGCTTGAGGTAATGGCCTCAACAGCCTATGAAGGTGAGATGGATGCACAGAGGATTCTATACGGCGGTAAGATTGCCTCTGATGGTCTCAAGATGTCAGCCAGATTACGTAAATACGAAGGTAAGGTTGCTCTTATGGCAGCTAAGATTCAGGCGACAGCCACTGTTGCTAAGGGTGCAGAGACTGGTGCTATGATGGTAGCCGCATCAGACGAAAGAGTTAAGAAAGACATTGTCGACCTGACTCCATACCTGTTTAGATATAAGCAAGAGTATATAGATGATGACAATCAGCTCCACGTAGGCGTAATGGCGCAAGACTTAGAGAAGATACATCCTTCACTGGTGATTGAGAAAGAGATCAATGGTGAAATGATTAAACACGTAGATTACGCGCAACTCTCTGTTCTGTTACTTATGGAGTTAAAAGCAAGAACACAGGAGTAACTTAGCATGGCTAGAAGAGAAAAGGGTGGTAACATTCCAATATATAAAAAGGGTAAGATAGGATTGCCCCGTCGATCTCCCATTAAGGGCCCCAATGTAGAGCGGTGGGCAGCTATGGGTAAAGCCTTCGAACAGATGGGCAAGGATATGCAAGCCATTGAGATGGCTGCTTACGCTATGTATATGGCTGGGAAGGGCGAGAAAGATACGGCTGCTGACAATATAGCTGGTATCGAAGCTATGGAAGGCTACCACGGTGAGATCAATGAAGTCGATAAGCAGCTCACGTCGGAAGGTTTTGTGGGAGATGCCTATTTAGAAGAACGTGATAATCGCATAGGTCCTATCAATGAGAAGTACAATGCAACAGAGTTTCGTACCGATAAAGGCAGGAACAAGTTTCAACTCAGGCTAGCGACATATACCTCCAATTCAAACATCGCTGCTATTGAGCGTGCCGGAGAACTCGATCTTGATAAGCAGGTAACAGATGCTACCACAATTGCTGACGAGGGCGCTGTCAAGGCTCAACGAGCACCTACCTACAATGACGCACTTCAGATAGTGAAGATGTCACACCAGCCATTGGATGAACTGGCTGAGAAGAACCCTGATCGTATTGATAAAACGAAGTTATCTCAAAGTCTGAACAGGAAGATACATGCCATACAGCAATACTATGCCAAGCAAGACATGTTGAAGAATCCAACTCAGGCCCTTGACAAGCAAGCGGTCTTTAGTAAGTATAACCAGTATACCAATGAAGACTTTGAAAAGCTGAAGAAGGAACAGGTGGCTGCTGCTAAGAAGGACTTGATCTCTAAGTCAGACCTTACCTATAAGATAAGTAACGAGATTACACAGTTTGTTGAGACCGGTGTATACACCAATAAGGCTGAGATCCTAAAGAAAGCAGCCGAACATGGTCCCGATGTTTATAGAAAGACACTTGCAGCATTTGAGATTGGAGAGAAGAGTAGAGAGGCCATGAACAGCTTCAACAAGGAAGGTCTTCATGTGGCACTACAGCCTTTCAATGAGCAGTTTGACATGGCTGACTCCTTTACTCCTAAAGCGGGAGACCCTGACTTCGCAATGAAGGCAGGTCTACGGGACAACGTAAAGAAGGTCATTGAAGCCAGACGCGGGGCTTTCATAAAGGATCCAAGTGGATATGTAACCAAGTTCAGTATAGATCCAAATGGCAAGGCTCTCTTTGACGACCCTACAAGCGAACAAGCTATTGATTACAATATAGCACGACAGCTAGAGATAGGTGGAATTGTTCCTCAAGCTACATCAGTAGGCTGGAGAAAGGCCTGGAATGAGAGAGCTGAAGCTAGCTCTCCAGAAGACAGACAGCATATGGTTCAAGCTCTTTCTCATTTTGGTAAGTATAAGAACAAAGTGATGGATGAGTTAGAGCTAGGTGCCGGCTCACGGCTAGCCTCGGATCCATACGCCCCTGAAGACAAGACTAAGGACGCCATGGACTTAGAGAATGCTAAACTGGCTGACCTGAAATCAGGACTCGAGAGACCTAAAGAGATCGAAGATGACTACATGGCTGCCTTTGGTGGTTCTGCAATCGGTAAAGTCATGCAAGATCAGATGTTGAGATCGTCCGGTAGTCAGGCCGAGACCATGAAACGCTACAAGCAAATGCTAGAGATAGGTGAGAAGAAAGCCTACAAGCTGGCTTATACGGATAGAAAGAATGCAGGACAAGGAGCTGTAGACTGGCTCGGTAGTATCTATGGCGCCATCCACGAAGACGACAGTATCTCTATCTTCGTTCCGCACAATATGACTGTTGCAGCTAAGAACGAACTGACTGATGCCTTAGAGATGTACAGGGATAAGGTCATGCCTGACCACGTCAAGTGGGTACAGAACGAACTAAACATCGAGGGTATGCCAGACCTGGGTGAGTCAGAGACTCACAGCATCCAGCAAGCTGTATGGCAGAACAGTAAAGGGCTAGGTTCCTACATGCTTGTAGATGAATTCGGTAGGCCATTTAGAGATCAGAACGGTCACCAGATTACAGTCTCAGCAGATCAGGTTATCAACTACTACCGTGATGAAATGAAGGCCCGAAAGAAGAAGAGTAGGAAAATAGGAAAAGGGGCCGAAGACTTAGAATTTGATTTCTAGGAGTAGACTATGTGGAATCTGTTTGACATTCCTGAAGAGATAAGTACTGGTGAATACCTCCAGAGAAAGAAAGATGAGGCTACCGTTGGCTTGAAGGATGAGCTAGGTGCCTATGTCTCTGAGGGTGCAGAATGGAATCTTAGTGTCAGGGTTAGTGAATGGTTAGGCAGACATGGCGACTATCAATTCACCGCTGAAGGTGCCTTTGATGAGGTGGAGTTTGCTGAGGAATATGAGAAGCAACGAAACACTGAAGTATCTAAAGATGATTGGGTAGAGATATCGGCTGGAAAGGAGAACCTCAAGGATCTCTGGCAGCCGGGAATGAATAAGCTAGAAGCAGACTATCTAGTAAGGAAGGATGAAGGAAGGCGTGCAAGAGATTTCATCTTTGCTCATAGAGAGGGTGGATGGAGAACCATAGCTGGTAGTGCACTGATGCTTGCAACTCAGGCTGTTGATCCTACTGCTCACATTCCTATCTTTGGTTACGGTACAAAGGTCAACGCCCTAGGCAAGATATTCGGTCTAAGCAAACTAGTCAAGAAGTTCCCTGTTATCGGTGGCTTCGCGGTCAACGCTGCTGATGCAGCGGTTGGTACAGCGATAGCCGATACCGCTCTAATCCCCTGGATGCGTTCCGAAGGTACAGATACTCCATGGTCTGCAATGGCATGGGATGTCATGTTCTCCATGGGTGCAGCTGGAGTGCTAACTAGTGCTGCTCACGGTCTGAATAGAATGACTAGACATATGAATAATCTAGACACTCCCGGCCGGAAACATCAGAAAGCACTTAATGATTATCTAGACGAGACCTTTGGTGATGAGATCACTCCAGAGGATATCGCAAAAACAACTAAAGAGTATGAACTCTATCTAAAAGAAAAGAACGAAGACCCTGTACTGCCAGAGCAAGTTACCAGAGAGCAGAAGCTACAGGAAGACATAACTGAAAAGGCCAACTTTACAGACGAAGGTATAGATGGCCCTATACAGAAAGAGTTTGATGCACGTACAGAAACAGATCTGGAAGAGCTTGTAGCCCGTAGAGATGCGGGAGAGCTAGACGCAGACACAGCACGTACTGTCACAGAAGTGGAAGAGCTCAACAAAAAGAGTGAAGCTAAGGCACAAGCCTATGAAGAGCTTCTCGATTGCTTATAGGGGCTAACACATGTCTAAGAAGACAATCTGTATTACTACAATTAGCGAGAAGACTGGCTTAGATGAAGCTGAGGTAGCTGTTCTTGCAGACGAGGCTCTGGAAGCTGTTAGGATGGGAGAGTCACGGGATACCTTTCTCAAGCGTAAGCAAGAGGCCACCAAGGCAGAGATCCAAGACCAGATCTTTAATCTTAGGAAGCAGACAGAGCTAGAAGCAGATATACGTCGCAGGATAGATGGTGGTGCAGACGAACAGGCAGCTATACTAGAGTCTCTTGAGAGTAGCGAGAGGGGTGGAGAAGGAGCCAAGGTTGATCTAGGAAGTGACAGGGACACTATACACGCCACGCTTAGTAGCAAGTTCTTCAAAGAGCTGCATGACGTAGACCCAGACTGGCACACCACTATTCGTAAAATGTCTGACGACAACCAGCTCAAGCTGAGGCAATACCTAGAGGATGGTAAGGCCTCCGGCGACAAGCGCATTGATGCATTTGGTAAGGCAATCAGAGGTGTCCTAGACGCTACACATACCCGTGCCCATAAGGCCGGCATCTTTATGAGGCGTATCAAGAACTACTTGCCTCAGAACTGGGATGCAAAGAGAGTAGCAGACTTCGGTAAAGAGAACTGGGTCAAGAAGATGAAGAGTCACCTAGACCTCAATGACACCTTTCAGGGTCTCGGAAGCGAGCAGATAGACGAGGTTCTTGGCAGGAGTTGGGAGAACATTGCCCACGGTAGAGATATAGAAATAGATGTTGTAGGATCCCCAGAGGTCAAGAGAAGTTCTAAGAACGCTAGACATCGTGTCTTCAAGTTTAAAGACGCAGCACACTCTATGTCCGCTACTAGAGCCTTTGGTAGAAAGAATAGTTCTCTTCTCACGGGAGTCTTTAATTACATAGATGGCATGTCTAAAGACATTGCCATTGTGGAACGCCTCGGTACTACACCTCAGGAGAACCTACAGAGGGTAGCAGTGAAGCTCCATAATAGTGCTACCAATGCAAAGGTAAAGAAGGGTCTTTCAGACTTCATCCACGACCCTGCTAACAGTAAAATAGGTAAAGCATTCGACTATGGTATAGGAGTAGCTGATATACCATCAAACCTGAAGGCTGCCCATATTAATAGAAGTATTAGAGCAGCTCTAAACATGTCGAAGCTAGGTAAGGCTATGCTAGCTTCTATTGTTGATCTTGGTACTGCTGCACATAACCTGCGATTTCAAGGCTTAGGCATGTTTGAGGCATATGGTAGGCTCTTCAAAATGCTAGGAGAGGCGGCAACCAGCCGCGCTGAGGCCAGGCAATTTAATCACCACCTAGCTGTTGGTATGGACGGTGTGATGGCCAGCATGCAGAAATGGACCCTTGGAGACGACATTACGCGACCATCTGCCGGTATACACAGTCTCGTATCTCGTATGGAGACTGGCTTCTTTAGATGGAGTGGATTGAACTGGTGGACCGACAATATACGTAGGGCTGCCTCTAGGGTTACAGCTGAACACCTCGGAAGCCATGCAACAAGAGGTTGGAGTCGTCTGGATCCTAAGGTTAAAAGACTGCTTAAGTTATACGATATAGACAGTGGTAAGTGGGATAAGATGCGTAAAGGATGGAAGGCAGCAGGTGGAGCAGAGAAGCTGTCTGACGGTAGGGTGTACATGCTACCTGAGCATCTAAGGGAATCGGGTCTCGACGAGACCCTCATGCGAATCTATCAAGGTGAAGCAGACTATGCAGTCCTGATGCCCAACTCTAAAACTAGACGACTTCTTATTCAAGGACATCGCCCGGGTACAATTATAGGTGAGGCATTACGCTACATGGCACAGTTCAGATCTTTCCCTGCTTCTATCTCACAGAAGCTTATAGGTAGAGGTTGGAAACAAGACAAGGCTGGTTTAGCTCTTCTGATAGCTCAGATGTGGGGCTGGGGCTACGTTGCCATGACAGCTAAGGATCTTGCTTTGGGCAAGAAGCCCAAGAGTCGCTGGAAGCCTCAAACATATTACGAGGCCTTTATACATGGTGGTGCTGTGGGTATTTACGGAGACCTACTTCTTGGTTCTATGGTACACAGGGGCGGAAGTCCCCTAGATGCAATCGCTGGTCCTGGTGCCAGTGAGGTTGTTAGGCTTGCCAAGACTCTTAGAGGTATACCTAGTAATCTTAAGAAAGGAAGAGGTGAAAGGTCTCTTGCTAGACTTGGAAAGCAGGTCTTTGAGAATCTGCCCTACACCAATCACTTTCTTGCTCAGGGACTAGCACACTATCTCATTCTTAATCATCTTGTTGAGATGCAGAACCCTGGTGGACTTAGACGTAGACAAAGACGTATGGAAGAAGAGTACGAACAAGAGTATCTCATCAAACCTCATCAGTTACCTTAATAGGAAACACCCTTATGGCAACCTCTTTATTAGGTCACGTAGTTCCTTGCAGTTTGTGTAATGAGCTTCGAGAGATCACTGGTCCCAATGAGGACGACCTGTACACTGTAGAAATATGCTCTTGTGGTGGGGGCTTTGAGTTCTTTCTGATTGATCCAGAGCGTGCAACTGCAAAACCACCTTGGTCCAAAGTTGTAGGAGGCACTTCCTAATGACAATTGCAAGCACAATTAATAGTATCGGCTATACTGCCAACGGTGTAAATGATACCTTTCAGTATATCTTCCTCGTCTTCAATGAGGGAGACCTCGAAGTCTACGTTGACAGTATACTCCAGACAATTACTACACACTATATTATTACCAACGTGGGAAGTCCTACTGGTGGTAATGTAATCTTTGAGGCTGGTTTCATTCCCATCAATGGTGCTTCTGTAATTATCTATCGTAATGTGCCTCAGCTTCAGGGTGTAGACTATGTAGCTGGTGAGAAGTTCCCCGCGGAGACACATGAGCGGGCACTTGATAGGCTGACTACAATGGTACAGCAGTTACAGAGTGAAGTGGATCGATCGTTTAAGATGGCTAGGACCGTTACAGACTCAGGTGGAGTGGAGCTAGATTACAGTGCAGCTGCTAGAGCTAACCAGTTCTTTGGCTTTGATGCTGACGGTGACCTTGTGCTTGCACAGGAATTTGGTACATGGAGAGATATCTGGACCACCGCTACACAGTACACTGGCGGGGATATTGTTATAGACGGGGTTAATGGTGCCGACACTCAGAATATATATAGGGCTACCATAGTACACACCTCAGGTGTGTGGGTTACAGACCTTGCCGCGGTCAAGTGGGTACTAGTCATTGACGTAGAGGCTGTATCAGATGCGGCGGCCGAAGCACTAGCATCGGCTGAGCAAGCCCATCAGTGGGCAGTCAATCCCGAAGACGATGATGTTGATAACTATCCCGGTGAGTACAGTGCATTACATCACGCCACTAAAGCAGAGGCATGGCACGATGCAGGTTTCTTGCTCGATCCTACACCAGATTCAGATCATACAGTGAGTGGCTTCAGGACTGACTCTCTCCAAGCAGGAGAGAATGTAGTCTTCGGTTCGTTCTGCTACATGAAGTCTGATGGTAAGGTCTGGAAAGCAGATGCTACAGATGATACAAAGGCGCCATGTGTATACATGGCCATAGAAACTATCGCGGCTGACGCATCCGGTGAGTTCCTTGTACGGGGATTTGCTCGAGACGACAGTTGGTCCTGGACCGTCGGCGCACTTCTATACCTATCTACCGATGTAGGAGAGCTAACAGAGACCGCTCCAAGTGGTACAGGGAATGTCATCCAGCCTATGGGTATCGCTCAGTCTGCAACAGTCGTTATGCTCAATCCTACCTACGGCTACGCAGAACACAAATAGGAGAGTCCTAAGTGGCCGAACAATACATCAAAGTACATCACGGCGAAATAGCTTTCGGTGTCGACGATACGTCTATCGAAGACTCTATAGGGAGTACTTTGCAGTCTGTAGATCAGGCCTTCCTCCTCTTTTCCTTTAGGTTCGGTCCTGGCGGTGATACGAACGAACAGCAAGTATGGGGTCACATCAAAGATGTTGACACCGTTAAGTTTGAGCGTGGAAGGGCCGGCTTTAATATTGGCGTAACAGTAGAATGGCAGGTAATTGAAGCCAATTCCAATGTAAATCATCCACCCAAGTTTTCAGTTCAACACGGTGCGATAGCCCTTACCGATTCTCAAACCTCTAATACTGCTACTATCGATGAGGTCGATTTAGACAATGCACTCATTGTCGGTAGTGGTGGTATCAGCAGGAGCGATGAAACCTTTGGGGTCCTTAACTCTCACCACGGTATCTTTACATTTAAGTTTAATAGTAGCACTCAGATTGAGTGTGAACGTGGTGACACTGATACAGATGATACAGCCGCAGCACGCTATCAAGTAATTGAATTTGCAAGTGGCTATCTAGATTCCGCCATACAGACTGGTGAACTGTTCCTTACTGGAGATCTCTCCGGGGCTGGTTATGCGACTCAGGCCATCTCTGCCGTAACCCATGCACAAACCTGGGTCCACTTTTCTTTCAGACATGCTAGTGGGACAGCGGGAGGATGTACTGTAGGTTCTCGACTCCAGGACTCACCACAGCAGCTTCGCTTTACAAGAAAAGATTCGACTAGTTATGACTCCTACGTTCGTTGGTGGGTGATAGAATTTCCAAGTGAAGTTGCAGTCGAGCATCGTTCCAAATCAGAGACAGCCCAACACGGTCCCACAGACATGACTCTCGTCAGTCTCCATGACGAGGATGTCACATTTGTAGATGGATACAATGCGAATGAAGATAAGTCGGGAGCACCCCATGATGAGTCTTCTCACGCCAGCTATAAGTTCCCTTCTCCTACTGGAGATGACTATGTAGAGATTGAGAGGGGAACATTCTCAACCGATGACGCTATTTACTGGGCAGCGATTGTAGACTTTAATAGCAATACTTTCACCACAACAACGACGTCGACATCTACCTCCACAAGCACAAGCACAAGCACAAGTACAAGCAGCAGCACCTCTTCATCTTCTACTGCCTCTACATCTTCTTCTACTTCAACATCTACTTCTACTAGCTCTACGAGCAGTTCTACGAGCTCCACCTCAAGCAGCACAAGCACAAGTTCATCATCGACTTCTACTTCCTCTACATCTTCAACGTCTTCTTCTACTAGCACGACCGTGAGTACAAGTAGTAGCACCTCGACAAGTACATCGACAAGTACATCGACAAGTACAAGCACTTCTACATCAACAAGTACATCAACTTCATCTACATCTATAACAACATCTTCGACAACTTCATCTACATCTTCGACATCTTCAACTTCTACATCGACAAGTTCATCATCATCTACTACAACTACTGTTACTAAGACGTCTCTATTCTACGATGAATTCGATGATCAGGCAGTAGCCTCCTTCTGGTCGGAAGTAGGTAGTGGTACAGTAGACGAGAACGCACTAGGGCTCATGCACATCACTCCAGCAGGGTCATCACAAAAGTGTCTGGTGCAACCAGACGCTTATGGCTACTTTGATGTCTACACTCTGATCAGGGACTACACCAAACCAGTTGGTCAAGATGCTAGCTACGGCATTAAGGTAGAACACGAGGATGGTAATACATATGCAGATGTCAGACTCTACTGGCACAACTCTGATAATACCTGGAAGATTAGACTTCTAGTTGGTGACAAGTATGGCGCCAGTGATGAAGTCTGGTATAGTCTCAACACTACCTGGGTAGGATACATATGGCTCCGCCTCGAGTTTGAAGTTGCTCAACAGTGGATACGTGCATACTGGGCCGACATGAGCCCAGAAGCCGGGTGGAATGAGATTTCATCGCCCACTGTAAAACCAATAGTACCTAACTTCTAGAGGATTAAACAGAACCGTAAGGAAAAGACTATGTTCAAGGAGAAGCACTAATGGTTAAGCGTATACGAGTACAAACTGGTGAGGTAGTATTTGGGTCAGGCGATACCTCTAAGGTTGCAACTCTAGATACAGAGCTAAGCTCTACCGCTGCTGCCTTCTTAGTCTTTGATCATAGGCACGATGGAAACCCTCGTTCTGCCTCCTATAACCATCCTTGTGGTTACATCTCCAGCACTACACAGATAACATTTGAGCGCGCATTAGCTGGCGCTACCATCCTTACAGTCAGATGGTATGTGGTTGAAGCCTTAAACGGTGAATTTACAGTCCAGAGGGGTCAAACCGACAAGTTAGATACTGCTGTCTTCCAAGAGACTATCTCTGAGATAGATCAGTCTCGCTCCCATATCCTTGTCAATGCTCGTATGGATGAAGGTATCGGTGAGGTTTATTTTAAGGTTGCTTATTGGGTAGCCAGATTCAACTCTAATACAGAGGTTGAGTTCGAGCGTGGTAATAGCAACTACAATACCCGCACCTGTTGGGAGGTAGTTGAGTGGGCTGCTGGCCTAGGTGTTACGGTACAGACCGGTGAGGAGAGTCTTAACCAAGACTTGACGACTCCGGATACATTCGATCCCGGGGATGCCGTTGTTCTCGCCGAAACCTGGTTCTACTTTCAACATGAAAAGGACCTCACGTCCGATTACGACAGATCTCGAGGTACAAGACATAGATTAACCGGTACCGAAGAGATTACCTCTGACAGGGGTACTGAAACCAACGCCGAAGACTTCAACTTTGTATGGTGGTTGGTAAGCTTCCCATCTGACTCTGGCATAGTCGTCCAGCACGTAGAAGTACAGGGTGATGGTACAGGCACACCCTATAATACAATAGCTGCAACCATTAGTCCAATCTCCACCGCAGACACTATCTGTTATCGTACATCTCAGGACGAGAATAACGACTACCGTGATGACTCTTTTGATCAGTGGACCTGTGAGATCACAGATTCTACGCATGTTACGTTCAAGTCCGGCACCGGAATAGCCCTTGATGTCAATCATGCGGTCTGTCTCGTAGACTTCAGTGGATGGGCAGTTATTACAACCACAACCACAACGTCGACTACGAGCACGACAGAAACTACCTCTACATCTACCTCTACATCTACCAGTACATCTACCACGGCATCCACGGCATCCACAAGTACCTCAACTTCCACTTCGACTAGCACTTCTACGACCGCTACGGCAAGTACAACTTCGTCAACCAGCACCAGTACCTCGACTTCAACATCTACCAGTACTTCAACAACTAGTACACAGCCTCCTGTGGATTCTGGGTATCTATTTCTTACGATCCATGGTGGTGCAGATTACGTACAACGTAGGAGAGCACCCGGACTTACCCATCGAGAAGATTTAGCTCCTACTGGGTCTAATGCTCGAAGAGGCATAGCTGTTGACTATAGTGATGGATGGATGTTCTGGTTCGAAGGGAATCTTTTAAAGAGATCGCTTCTCGATGGATCATCCGCTAGTACTCTTAAGATTGTAACTGGCAACCAACATGGAGGTCTTGCAGTCAATTTCTCGGGCACTATCTATTATTGGGATAGCTTCAATGAAGAGATCGTTAAAATCACTTACGATGGCGACTCCCTCTCTTCTTTTTGGAATGAACCTGGTATAGGCTACTCCTTTAGGGGTATAGTGATAGATGCAAGTGGGGGTAAGGTTTATTGGACTACCGCGACCACTGGCTCAACTCACAAGGGTGTTTGGAGAGCAAATGTAAATGGTTCTAGTCAAGAAAGGATCTTTAGCACTACTAATGTGGCCGCAGGTCCATGTCTGGACTTGGTCAATGATCATGTCTATTTCATTAACACAGCTGATTCATATAGTCTGAAAAGGTGTGATTTAGATGGCAGTAATCTGACCACAATAACTACCGGCTTGGCAGCAGGGAACTTCGGCCCTACCTGGATGGCAGATTTCGTCGACTCCACCAATAACCTCATATATGTAGCCTATTCAGACGCAGCCGGAGACGATCAATTAAGGTCGATCCATAAAAATCTCGGTACGGTTGTAGAACGTGTAGATCTGGATCATCCATGTCGGGGTATGTCTTTCGTAGACATCCCCGGCTTCACAACTACATCATCGACTACAACCTCAACTACAACCTCAACTTCAACTTCTACCAGTACTTCCACTACATCGACTACTGCGACTGCAAGTACCTCATCAACAACTACATCAACAAGTACATCAACTTCAACGAGTACGTCCACCTCAACAAGCACTTCAACGTCATCGTCGTCTAGTACTACAACTTCTACCTACCCACCCTGGTGGGAAGCAGACACCTTTAATGTTATCACTGGTAATGTAGATAGTGGTACCGTCGATGACACTCGTCATGAAGATGACTCGTACCATGTCT